CGGTACTTTCTTACCATTTAGACTGCCGTTTAAAGAAGTTATCTGCTTTGCGAGCGATCCATCAATATTCGGGTTCGCCTGCCTTGCGTCCAGTGCAAATCCCGCCACAGTCGTTGTCTGGTTATTTACGATACTTTCCGGTTGCAGTGCGCTTCCGATCTCCTTTTTCAGCGTAGGGTTACTAAGAGTTGTAGGCTGGTATTCGTGTCTTATAGTGCCACGTTCTAACTGGAATTTTATAATACAGTTAGTTAAAGTAGTACCAGCTACAATATATAAACCAAGTTCATCACGATCAAAGTCATCGGTTTGCGAATACTTAAAAATAACACTTAATGTTGAATTATTAACAGTACGGCAAGCAGCAATGTCCGTATTTATATTTTGTTTGTTTTTATTGGCTAAATATAAACTCGCTTGTCCTTTGACTGTAGTTATCGTCAACACGTAATTTTTTCCAATTTCTAATCCTAACTTGCCTATAAAAACAGTATAGTGCGCGGTAGCCGTAGCTGTACCGTTAGCAGTTACAGACCCATCTTCGTTTACTGTCCAAGTGATACCGTTATTCGTATAACTATCCGGTCTATAATATGGATAAGGTATTAAATTCTGCCCTTGCTGATCTGATAATCTTTCATTTAAAGAAGTATTGCTAATCGTAGTAGGTTGATATTCATGCGACATCGTACCTACTTCAAGCATTGGCTTAAATGTAATATTATTAGCAGTTGCGCCGTTTCGAATAATCAACATTATTCCATACTGGAGAGTATTCTCATCATTTGCTGTATATATTTCAGTTCCTTTCATTGAAGAAACTCCGTACTTCCAATTGGTAGGATTGTTTTTATCATAACGAACAAGCTGCATATAGCCAACGTTTGTATGCTGTTCATCAGTGAGCCCATCGCTAATAATATAGGTATTTCCTAACTGAAGCGATTTCATGGTAGATAAATTATATGGATATATCAATGAATACGGTGCCTCTTTACTAGCCGTGCCATTAGCAGTTACAGACCCGTCATCGTTTACAGTCCAAGTGATACCGTTAGTATTCCCTTCGGTTCCGTCATATGGATAAGGTATTAGATTCTGTCCTTGCAAAGTCGAAGTTTTGTCAATTTCTTTTTTCAGATTTACATTGCTCTCTATTGATGGTTCATAAGCATGAGCAATAGTACCTAACTCTAATTGAGGTTTGCATATACAATCATAAGTTTCGCTATTAGCGGCAGTTTCAATACATAAAGCAACCCAAGTATCAACATCAAATTTTAATGTTTTTGTCGCTGTACCATAAACTATATTATCAGCTAATTTTGAACCACTTTCATCATAAACGTAATAGCGAATCCCTGCATTGTCAGAGCTACAATTAGCAGAAATAGTAAAATAAGTATTGGCATCAATTTTAATGTTGCCCTCTTTTTTATCTGTACCCCACCATATACCAACACCCATATAAGGTCTTGATGTACTGCCATCTTGCGTTCCAGAAATACCGATAGAACCATCTTTATTATCTGTAAATGTTACTCCATATACAGTTTTAGTGGTTTGAGAATACGGATATGGTATAATATTTCTTCCCTGCGAAGTTCCAACACCACCAAGCTTAGTCTTTTCTTCGCTTGTATAATCATTAGAAGATAATCCCTTACCTTCTTCCTTTACAACAAGATTAGAGATATCTTGATGTTCAGTAAGATATCCTGCATCATTTGTAAACTCAGATACATTTGTTGGAACTATTGGAATTTCCGTCTTATCCGCTTTACCAATCTGTAATGCTGTAATAGCACTCTTATTATCCTTAATGGCACTATTCATGGCAGACGCACTTGTTTCATGTGTAGAAATCCAATCAGACATTTCCTTTAATGTATCAAAATCTTCAGGTGCACCAGCTACAACCTTTGCAATTCCATCCGAAACTGCTTTTTTTACCGAACCATTTCCCGTTCCATTAAGCGTTGAAATCGCCGTTTCATTAGCTTCAATTCTTTTCGTATTGCTCGTAATATTCGATGTATTCTGTTTTATTGCAGATTCATCTGTTCCAATCTTAGATTTAATGCTTTTTAATTCGCCAGCAATCACTTTATTCTGTAAAGGATTTGTTGATTCTTCTGATAAAGCATCATCTACAGGAATTCCTTTTACAACACCGCTTTCGTCAATAGTAATGGTAGTACCGTCAACTTTTGATGCAACGTGACCGTTTGAATCAATTAACGAAACTGGTAACTTTGAATCTCCTTTAGAGATATACAGTCTATCCTCATCAGAGGAAAATTCAAATTTGTAACCGTCAAGAGCGGCGTTAATTTTGCCAATAGCCTCATCAATCAGTCGAATATTGCTTTTACCACCTTGACCTGTAAGTTGATCAAATACAGTCAACCATAATTCGCTGTAATCTGTTTCAGCCCACAACTTAACGCCAGTGTTACTTAATATCTCTGACATATATTTCCTCCTTTTAAATTATTTTCTTTCTACCTGTTTCTGAGATTGTTTGATTATAATAACTATTTAATGATCCACTCATCATTTTTAATCGTATCAAATAAGAAGCAGACATATTGACCTTCCCATTTGTAAAATTGATTTTATTATCTTCATTTGATTCATTAAAAATGTCTATCTGCGTATGAACTTCGTTGTTCTTAAGCTGAATCTCATTATTATCAATTTTCAGTTTTTCGCTTAATGAAAGAGAAGAATTGTTGCCCTGTACAACAATATCAGAATTGTTTTTGGATTTAATTATTTTAGAAACTATGAAAGAGGATGTATTTTTATTCTCTATCTTTATTGTGTTTTCTTCTTTACTTTTGACATTTTCACGAATTAAAAATGTTGAATCATCATCAAACTTAATCTCATTTCTTGATTTTGCATGGAACAAAAACAAGACTCTTGTTAGAAATTTTGAATTACTAAAAGCCACGTTGTTTATGCGTGGCTTTAATATTGCTTTTAATGCTGTTTTAATAGAGTTTTTAATTTTAATAAAACTCGTATTAACAAGCTGAGTATATCGTGAAGCACCATGAATATACTCACGAAATGTTTGTCTATCCGAAATCTTGGATGATAAAATGTGATAGTTTATTCGCATACTTCACCTCGTTTTCTTTTATGCGTTCAGTACAGTAGTCGTTAGTCCTTCTGCTGGGATTTCAAGAACTGCACCAGCAGGAATTTCCTGTGCTCTCATAAGCTCTCCATAGAACATCATATTTCCACCAGTGGCGGCATCAAAAATTACCCAATGAGTTACAGGTGACGCTGCAGTTGTCCATGACTCCTGTGCTTCATCAAAACGAAATACTACAGAATTTGTAGTCGAACCTTGAACAGATTCGTTCCAATTAGTTGCATCACATTTTGCAGCAAAACGCTTATAACTAGAAACCGTAGGCTCAGTACAATTAGTTCCGTCTTCACTTGGAGCAGTTTTACTTACACCAATATAAATTGTCTTTTCTCCATTGCGAAAAATATTATTAAGAATTTGATTTTTTTCGTATGTATTAATCATTACGAATCCTCCTTATTTACTTGATCATGGGTTTGATTGAAATTTTGCCGAGGTCGGCTACGAATTGATTTCCCAACTTATCTGTAATAACCAACTGATGTGTAAATTTACCAAATAAGTTCTGTGTATCAGAAGAGGGAATTGTTATTTGAATTATGTTATCTGTAATATTTATTGTACCTTTGACAGTTGATTCGGTTGCTAAGACTTCTGTTTCTCCATATTTAGCCAAACGCCATTCACATGAAGATGCAGCAATATGATATTCTTCATCAAGAATATCATATAAATCTACACTAAATGTCTGCCGACATCCACCAATCATACCAAAGTCTGAATTGTTAAATACTTCACATGACATTTACTTTACCTCATTATTTTGTGACTCCTTTGTTACATTTTCTGTTTTATCCTCTACAATTGGGTTGTTAAGAATTACACTAATCTGTGCGATTCCCTGTGCTTGCTGAATCCCTATAAAACTCATAGAGTTCAGTATATTAAAAAGAAGCTGAATCTTATCTTTTGGATAAGAAACAACTTCCAGTGTTTGTGTATTATTCTGTTTTTGTTCCATATTAAGCCCTTTCTTTACTTCTTTTTAAATGTACTGTTACACCATGATTTTGTTGCATAATTATTTCTTACCCATGATTTTATATCATCTAATCTGTCCTCAAGATGAGAATTTGTTGTGTATCCAGATAAATCTGTTTTTAATGCAAATTTATCATTACACCATTCTTCTCTAGCAAGGTAAGAACTATAATTATCAATATAAGGCGTATTTTTAAAATGTACATTATTTGTGGTATCGAATGTAAGATATCCACTAGGACATGTAATTTTTGGGTTGGATGACATAATAAAATTTAATTGCTTCAACGATAGCTCCTGTGTTGTTATAGAATCTCTTTTTATTAATGAACACAAATCATTAGAATCCCAACCAATATTTAATGCATTTATAATCATAGTATTATTTTGACCTAATAAATCGAACGATAACCCACCAGGAGATAATACTGCGTTCATATAACCAATAGAAGTATTTATATAACCACTATACAAAGATGTTTCTCCAATATTCCAACCTCCTATTGTCCCAGAAGATGCATTTACTTTACCACTAAAACTTCCATCTGCTCCATCCAATGTCCCTTTAAATGTACAGTTTCCACCAAACGTTCCATTGTTTGTAAAAACATTTCCATTCTTATCAACCATAAATGTCCCATTACCAAGATTAATAGAACCACCTTTTAACTGACCGCTGAAAATGCCAGAAGAACCAGTCAAATCGCCTGTAAAATGCACATTACCATCTGAGTCAACGTAAAACTGTTTGTTATTTCCTTTGTAAATAGAAAATAATTCTCCACTTTGATTCGGTTGAATTCGTACAGAGTTATTACCACCTTTAGCAATAAAACCATCATCATCAAATTTATAAGTACCTGAATTATTTTGTAGCGTAAGATATTCTCCCAAAAATAATTTTCCTAAAATCGCTTCGGCATTTACGGCATAAACAGTATTACCATTTTTATCAATGGGTATCTTACCGATAGCCATTTTTGCACTCTTGAAACCATCATCGGAAAATACAATTTGGTTGTTAATAATCTTAATCTGTTCGGGATCGAAGTCATTCTTCTGTTCATTCCATTGCCTGAACCACATTCCAGTTTCGTCCCATGATTGATGTTGATTTTTTACAGGAATATTTGCAACATCTAATCCATATTTCCGCATTTCCTCAACAAAGTTACTCTGATTTACAGACTTATCGTATTGGTCTTTGTTAAACTGAAAGCTCATAGCAGCCGAATTAGCTTGCGCTTGAATGCTAGATGCATCTTCATAAATATCATGTACACGAATAGCATCAGAGAAAGTTACATCAATCTTACTTGTGTCATTATAATCAACAGTAAAACTAATCAATCTCAGTTTAATAACGGTGTCGTAATCAGTAGCCATTCTTATAAAATTGCCAAGTTGGAAATATTTCAAGAATCCTTTGAATTGTGGAATAGTAAGAACATTAGAAAGAGTAGAAGAGTATTGATATTGTGGTCTACATTTTTTAGATAAATCTTTCCATGCAACATCAAATAACTGTCGCTCAATATCAAATCTTTCTGTGTCTGTTGTATTATCTGTGGTGATATAGTTATCATTACTATATGTTTCCTCTACAACATAAGAATCAAGTGTTTTCCATTCATCCTTAGTAACCCATTTATCCATATCCAACTGAGATTGAACAGCATTTCTTTCTGCGATAATAAAATTATAAACTTCTGTAGCAGAATCAACCTCAGACTTTCTTTTATTGTATTCGGCAGTAACATTGTTCAAATCCTCAAGATTTTGCTGATACAAATTATAGTTAAAAGAATCTGGTTTATTCATGCCTTGTGCACAATAAACTTCATCTATATTCTTGAACGATTTAACCTTAGAATCCAAAAACTCTAATCCATATTTCGTCCAATCCTTAGAATCCAAACTATCAGGTAATCGCGTTTCGAGATCCTGGATTACGCCAATCTGATCACCAAGACGTTTCATAATTTCTTCGTACTGTGGTTTTAAAGACTGATATTTCTCATTATATGCTTTCACCTTATTCTGAATAGATTCTTCCATTTCTGGTAGATAATACTCAAAATTGTAAATTTTATTTGTGCTATTTGGGTTGACTTCATTGATATAAATTCCATCACCACCATTTACACGATAGCATGTAATAATGCTATTTTCATCAATGCTTTCTGTCATAGACTGCGCAAGATTATCAATTGAGATATAGATATTTGTATCTTCTCCATAATCGTCTAAATCATAAGCATTTATAGTCATATTGAATGTATCGAAAACAAACAAGCAATTAAATGCTTCTGATACATCACCAGTTAAAAATGAATATACATCTATATCGTCCTCGTCAAAACTTCTCTGTTTATTAGCAAGAGAAGCATCTACATGACCAACCGACCAACTTGGAGCAACATTTAATACTCGATTCAACAGACTTCCCTTTGGATTAATAGGATCATAGAAGATAGTTTTCACATAATCATCGTACAGGATTTCGCCTGAGTTACATTCAAAATCAATGAGTCGCTTATTGCATAAAGTACATTCCAATGAGTTTGCAGTAATACTTTTTGAGATTCCTGTATCTTCGATATTAGTCTCCACATGAATTTTGTACCAACCAATGCCTTGAATCATAATTAGACGGTCTTCTTGAAAATCGTCATAATGTTCATACTTCTTACCATTGATATCTCTATAGATTTTAAAAGAAGCAGTCTGATAAGCGTTTAGATTAAAAGTGAGAGATAAATCATCATAAATACTTACTGCACCAAGAAAGGTTTTATCCTTTTTGGTAATGTAAATAATTGGTTTTTCAAGATTATTCAAAAAATCAACTGGTAAATTAAATGATTGAACTGCCATCAGATCACCACCTTTCGTATAGGTCTATATTTCATCGTAAGAGTGCAATTACCCTCAATTTTAAATATATTTGTCCTTTTATTTAAGTCGTTTACAATACGTGGTAATTTGTAGTTTGTATCATTGTAGATTTTATGTGATATAGCTGTAGAAGTGATTTCTAAGATTGTTCCATCAATTTTTATAACTTCATTATTGATGCAATTATTCAGCTTGAAAATTTCACCCGATGTTTCATTGGTAATTTTAAGATTGCAAGCACTGGAAATGTCAATTTCTATATCGGGATAAATATAACCAATTTCATCACTCATATCTACAAACTTTAACATACCAATACCATTTTTAGTAGAAATTTTCTTTGTAATCATTTGTCCATAAGCATACGGAGAATCTGTAGTGCCTGTAATATTAAGCCCCATAATATCGCCACCGACTTGAATCGGTGAAATATTTAATTGCACATAAAAATGTACTGTATCATAATCAGACTTTGTGATTGTAAATTCTTTGTAATCATCTTTTCGTTGTAATAATCTAGCATAAGTAGAATATTCATATGAATCAATTGGCTCAAAATTCTGTTTCATAACTTGAAATTCAAACATAATCGCTTCTGAATAGTTTGCATTTCCACTTTTGTACCATCTATTTCTGATAGGAGCAGATATCAAGGTAAATTCAATATTTCCACCAGATGTTTCAGATGAGGTATTCCCATTGAATTCACACACCATAAGTCCAAGCTCATCGGAGGTTATGCTATCAAAAGTAAAACCACGAGTTTGAATTGTCATGGTAGCCTCCTTTCTTTTTACATCATTTTCTTCATTTCTTTTTCATATTTCTTTTTGAGTTTTTTCATTTCTCTGTTTGTGCCAGAAAACTCTCTATTCAATTTCTGCGTCTCAGAAATAATATCCTGTAATTCTTGAATATCACTTCCAAAACTTTCAATTTCTTTCTGTAATTCAGTATTCTCTTCCTGTAACCTTCGAATCTGTTTATCACGTTCAAGAAGCAGTTTTTCGAGAATACTTACTTTTCTTTCATTAGTCACTTCTGACATACGTTTTCCTCCATTAAAATAGGAGAGAACTATTACATCCTCTCCATAAATTATCTTCTTACGCCTTTAGCATAAGTAGCTTGGTTGATCTTTCTTACAACATTTTCAGCCTGTTTTTGAGCAACACCTTCCATCTGTTTAACAATCTGATCGGTGGCAACGCCTTCAACAATGGTTCTATTATCAATTTGATAAGTAGGAGATTGGGATGAAATTTTCTCAATAGGAATGTTCTTCAGATTGCCAATGATAGAGTCAATCTGTGGAATAACAGGCTTAAAATTCAACAATGCTTGTGTCTGTTCCTTAGAAAGAACAGCTTCGCCACGTTGTAAGAAACTAATACCATCTTCCCCAGAAAGTTTAACAAGATCCTTAATCACACCGCCAGTTGAGAACGAAGCGTCTTTTATAAGTTTCTTGAGAGCTGAAGTAATTTTTTCTCTATCATTCTTACCAGACAAATCACTTTTTACAGATACACCAAGTTTCTTCGCAAGGGCAACTTCATCAGCCTTACTCAGAACTTGTCCATGCTGTTTATCATAAAGATACTGATTAAGAGCACCGTAATACGATTTCTTGTGTGTTGCCGATACTGAATGCTTAGATATCCATTCCGTAATATCACTTGCTTTCTTTCTGAGTTCGTACAATTCCTGTTGCTTGTCAGCATCATTACTTCCAGAAGAACCAGAGCCGTTTCCGCTAGTTCCAGAATCATTTGGTGATCCAATACCTTGTGTGTCTGTAACTTTTGTCTCTGCGTACTTAGCACTTGCTTCAGCAGCTTCATCCGCAGCTTTACAAATAGATTGCCATGAAGACGCAATCAATCCAAGCTGTGCAGTAATGTTTGGAATGTTAGAAGATAATGTACTTGCATAATCACCTACAGCATCGCCACCATCTTTCCAAGCATTCACAATATAAGTAGACACATCATAACCAGTATCCTTTGCAATTTTCTCAATGTTTGATGCAACCTGTGAAGAGTTAGCATTAACATATGTGAGAGCATCAGAGAAGACCTTATTGGTATCTTTCAGGTAGTCTTCAGCAGACTCTTTACTCTTGGTGAGCATATCATCGAGTGCTTTTTCTTGATCGGATACAGAACGATCATACAAAGTATCTGACTGTTCTTTTTCGGCATCTTTCAAATCGGATTTCAATTGCTGAAGCTTTTTACGATTTGATTCTGATGAATCGCCTTCCAGTGCCGCAATCTGCTTGCGCAAATTAGCAATGTTCTTGTTTTGATCAGCAATCTTGGATTGAAAATCGTGCAAATCTTTTTCGGTTTCTAACAATTCCTTTTTCTTCGAAATTGCTTCTTCCAAAGCATCATTTTGTGCATCTAATCCTTGCTTTACATAGGCAACTAATGACTTCTTTGCTTCATTTGCAGACTTAATAGAATCACGCTGACCTTGCTGATACTCACGAAGTTTAGAGTTATAATCAGTAAGACCAATTTTTCCACTATTATACATCTCATTCAGATCAGCAATAGTATCTTTGTACTTTTGAGCCTCCGCAAGATATGTATCATAATTCTGTGCAGTCAACCCTATAGCAGTAATACCATCCTGCGTAATCATTCCCGTATTACTGTCAAATAGATTGTCAGAATCAAGCATGTCAACTAAGAAATCTGTCTCGTCTGTGATGTCTCCAAGCTTATTAAGCAACTCGTTAAAACGGTCAAACTTCAACTCATTGATAGATTTTTGAAACTCTGCAAGTTCCTGTTCGTCCTGTTGAATGGCTTCATAGACACCATTTAAAGCTTCTTGCGCTTCATACCATTCATTACTGCCAAACTTAATTGTAGATAATTTCTTTGCAAGTTTTCCAGCTTCTTCTTGTTTAAGCTTCATGTCAGATTTGACGGCATTTGCCTGACGTGCATAATAAGCTTCACCAATCAACTGACCTTTTGCTTCAGCTATATTAAGGGAATTGGAGACAGAGTTCTTTCTCTGCTCAATCAGCCCAGCTTTATTATCATACCTTGCCTGCACCTTATCAAAGCGATCTTTCCTAGCCTGACGAACATTAGAGGTATAATCCTCTTTAGCCTGATTATAATTATCAGTTGCGGTATTCTTTGCAAGAAGATATTCATTATGTGCTATGCACTTTTCCCTAAGAGTGTCATTTTCAATCTTGTTAATAAGATTATACGAAATTGACTTATTGGATTTTAAATTACTCTTAATAGAATTAAATTCCTTTTGAGTAAGACCAATGTTTTTAGCTTTTGTTTTTTTTAGAGACTTTGTAAGAGAACTCTTATTGGATTTATAACTCTTTGTTGCACCAGTATAAGCAGTTTTTGAAGCTGATAACTGGCTATTGTAGTTTTTAATAATCTGTTTATATAGACCATCAATATCAGACGTGCCGATTTTCTTTGTTGGATCAAATGTAAGATTACCTACCTTGGCATTCAGAATATCAATCTTTGTTCCAAGTTTCTCAATCTTATCAGAAGCACTGTCAATCGGGTTGTTCGCTAAAGTCTCATATAAATCCTTTAACTGATCCGTAAGACTGGCAACCTGTTCCTTGCAAGCTTTTGCTTTCTCATAATAGACCTGATAATCCTTTAATGCATTTTTCAGGTTTTCATTCTTAATAGAAGCGATACCATCTGAACCAAGTGTTCCTTCACGGATAAGTTTCTTATAATGGTCAAGTGTCTTGGATGATACACCTTTTATCTTTTTTACATTCTTTCCGCTGCTAGAAGATGTAGATGTTGCATTGTTGATTTTGCTAAAACGTGAACCAGATACAAAATCCTTACGAGATGAAAGTTTGGAAACTCTTACAGATGCGCCAGTATGAGGGGATTCAACAAACTTACCGTCTCCACCATAAATACCTACATGTGTGATGTTGTTCTTGCTTCCAAAGAATACTAAATCACCAGCTTGCAAATTTTTCTTCGATGTAATTTTTGTTCCCATCTTAGCCTGGTCAGCCGCATGATGTGGTAAACTTACACCAAACTTCTTATAAATCTGCTGTGTAAATCCAGAACAATCAGCACCACTTGTAAGACTTGCGCCACCCCAAACATATTTCAATCCAAGGTAATTTGTAGCAGCATCATACAAAGCGTTTCCACCTGTAGAAGAAGAGGAGGATGATGAAGATGATGAAGTTGTCTTTTTGCTATTCTGTGTTTTCGCAGCTTTATTGGCATATGCCATGTATTTCTTGTATGCTTTTTCCTGTGCAGTAATAGCCTTTGTTGTAGCTTCGATTGCTTTTTTGGTTTGATTTTTCTTCTGACCGAATGTGAGAAGATCATCAATCTTGTCTTTAGCCTTAGATGCCTTGTCTGTAAGATTGTTAAGTTTAATCTCAATAAAGTCAAATACTTCGGCTGCATCAGACTTTGTTTTTGATTTAGATTTGGATTTTTTTGATGACGGAGATTTATAACTTGATGAACCAGAAGAATTTACTTTCACTTGTGGTATATCTAACTTTGCACCAGCTGAAGTTGTTACACCATTTACAATATCCTGAATTGCACTGTTAATATTATTGCGCATTTCGTTAGACATAATTGGATTATCAGACAATCGCTGTTTTAATGCGGCAAGTTTATTTAAAGCTTCTGTGCCTGCACCAGCCATCTTAGCAAGAGTGTAGATATTTTGGCAATCTGCATCAGTTACAATAGTATTTTTATTACAATACTGTTTTTCCAATGTGAAAGCTGCCAATTTTGCTTTTTCTTGTTCTGTAATATCACCAAGATTTTGAAGCTTAAGAATATCTGCAACTGTTGCATTTTGAAAATCTGTAGATGCATCAGCAGAAAGAAGTTTTTCAAACCTAAGTTCTTCTTCTTTTTTTGTCAGAGCCTCTATTACAATTTGCTCGGCATTTTTAACACCCATATCTTCAAGCTGAGTGATATAATACTGTTTGTTTTCATCAGTAAGGTTTGCCAAGAAGTTGCCATCATTTACCCATTCAGTAGCAAGAGCATTGGCTGCTTTCTGGCACTGATCCATGCTAGATTCAGAACTACCCATTACCTCTTCAAACTTATCCCATGATTCAAGACCACGGACTGAAACATCAAATCCTGCTAAATCAGAAGCGGATGCAACTGTACCATTTTTCTTGTCAGCAAGCATATCAGATATCTTAGAAATCTGTGTAGACATAGAAGAGAGCTGCGTAGAAGCGTTTACAAGACCATTTATTTTCTGTGCAAGTGCCTCTGCTGATAAACCTGTTTCATTCATCAACTGCTGACCACCAGCCAAACCTTCAAGTGCGTTTCCTGTTAATTGTCCTGCATTTGCAAGGTCAAGAAGGTCATCTGCCGCACCTTTTAAATCGGAATCGTCTGTGTTTTTGAGATTGAGCCATGCTTCGTCAAAAGAAGCGATAGATGGGGCAGCAGAATCAGCAGCATTACCCGTATCTTCAATAGCATCCACACCAGCATTCAAATCATCACAGAAAACTTTAAGATTAGAATCTTTTTCCCCTAAAAACTCTGCGCTATTAATCGCATTCATGAGATTAGGATATTTTTGTAATTCTTCCTCTGTAAGCTTACCTTCTTGTGCCAATTGTTGAAGATCTTCTTTTGATTTCTCAATTCCGTTTGTATTGAAAATTTCTGAAATCTGAGAATTATTCCATCCTACTTTGTCAGTGTAAGAGTAGATTAACTTAATTATGTCTGCAATTTCTTGATATTTTGAAATTGTATTTTTTTCATCGGAAGACAAAGATTCTCCATTAGACTTCTTTTTGACAGCATTATCATAGGCATCTTGAAGATTGTTCTTCTTCTTTGTGAGATCTTCAATATTATTATTTAATGATGTTGTATATTCATCTACAGTATCAATACAATCTTGTAAATTCTCTTCATAATACTTAATATCATCCTTAGAACCAGATTTCAAGGCTTTGTTATATCTCTTTTGTGTCTTTTCCATCTGCTCCGTATAATATTCAAAAGATGCTAAATTGCCAACAATATCATCGCTGTTTCGAGCTTCCTGAAATACGCCAGTTGCTTTTGACTGAGCAAGTTGAGTATCAACCGCATTTTTATCAATATCACCTTTCCCATATTGCTTATTAAATGCAGTTACTGTTTTATCTGCCGCCTCTCGCGCAGAATTAGCCTTCTCTTTTTCTTCAATATTTTTTTGAAGCTCTAACTGTCGAGTAGCTTCTTTTAATTTGTCTAATTCTTCCTGTTCAACATAGGTAAGTTTATCTTTCTTATTAAGTTCATCAATTCGTTTATTTTGTTCGTTTAACTGAGATGTCGTTTCTTCTAGTACGGATTTCGCAGAAGCATATTCACTAGTAGCTTTATCCATAGCTTCATTTGCCTTCTCGACACGATGAATCCAGTTATCTATTGCTGTGATAGCCAGTTGGATGCCTTCTGCGATAAGCATACCAGCAATCATATTTGCCGCCATCTTTAATCCTTCTAAAGCAATATTAGCAGCTTTAGCACCAATGGTCATTTGCTCTAATCCATTATTATAAGCAATAGCAGACTGTTTTGCTGCATTCTGAGCATTTTTTACATCATCAAGAGATACTTTAGTTAAGTCATTTTCTTGAACAAATTTTACTTGCCATTTTTCGCCTTCTTTTAGGCAATTAAAATAATCCTGCCAAGTTTTTTGACCAGCTTCTATTTTTTCTTTATTATTAAGAAGTGAAGCCAAAATATTAGATGGATCTTGATCATAAACAGAAAGGTCTTTTAATTTATTTTGTATATCAGATTTAGTAATAATAAATTTATCACTTAAATCTTTCTTAATAGAAGAATTTTTCCATGCATTCACAATATTTGATATTGTATAATCATTTGTTTCAATTAATTCATTAGAAACTTTTTTAAATCTATTTCCAATATCTTCAAATGATTTTCCAAATATTCCAAATTTTGATGAAAATGTATCTTTATCACTGTCAAATGTTTTGAATATCATACTATATTATCAATACAAGCTGTTTGAATGCTTGTCGAATTTTATTATATGTGATACAATTTTCATAAATTGGAGGTATATTATCATGTTAATGTATTGTAAAAAATGCGGAAGAGTATGGATGAAATTTGGTACTGAAAAAAACGATTGTGATATATGTGGATCAATTTGTTACCCTATTCCAGATAAATATTTATTAGTCTGGAATGGTGAAATTGACCATGATACTATTGATAAAAACAAAAAAGACCAATTCATAGAAGAGTGCGTAAAATCTTCACCAGAATTTGATGAATATCTCTTTAATAATCGAGACAGAATCAAAGCACAAAAATCTGCCGAATATGAACGAGATATGGCTATCGGTGATGCAATACGTCAAGGTGCGGATGTTAAAATAGCTTTTCGCAATGGTGGTAAGAACATGCCAAAATGCCCTACCTGTGGCTCACTTAATGTAGAAAAGATTTCAACTGGTAAGAAAATATTTGGCGGTGCAATATTTGGATTGTTCAGTTCAGATGTAAGAAACACAATGCACTGTAAAAATTGTGGAGCAAAATGGTAAACATATGTTCAGACTATCATAATATGGAATGCTGTGCTACAATAAATTTAACCTGTATATATACAGATGTAACTCATTAACCATACACCAATGGCTTAGAACCATAGAAAGCGAAGGTGTATTCACATCAGAAGTTTATACAATTCTGGACGTTCTGTCCCATATAACTTCCCAAGACGATTACTTAATAATCAGAAGGGAGGTGAGATATGGAACAGATTTTTACAATTTTGCTTTCGTGTTTTTGCACGATCGCAATTGCCTTTGCGTTTACCTTACTTGCAATAATTGCGATATTATTAGCTTGCAATGTTGTAAGAAGTGTAAAGTATTTTGAACTACATGCTGGCAAACATCTCTGGTTCAAAATTAAACGCAAATAACTTACATAATTATTTTAATTTCTGCTAGAAAATTTGAGTGTTTAGTGTAACACGGTGCACAATGGTATGAGGATGACATTATGTTATCCTCATATTTATATATTCTCTTTTTAGATATATTTATTTCAACAGCTATAAGGAAGTTTTAATTATGAAAAAATTCACAAAAGAAAAGAAGCTTGTAATTTTTCTACTTTTAATTATCACTATATTAACTGGTACAGATATTTACTCTTTATACGAATTAAATTCAGAAAATAATCAAATAATTGAACTTAAATCAAAAAATTCAAAGTTACAAAAAGAAAAATCGAATTTAAAATCAAAAAACAATGAATATTTGTCCAGAATAAAAGAATTAACAAACAATAGAATCGGATTAGAAATAAAATTAAACGAAAAGGATAAGCAACTGTCTAATTTAAAAGACAAACAATCTACAATAGATGATCTAAATAAGCTTCTTGACGAAAAAGATGATACAATTTCTGATCTTAAAAAACAAATAGAATCTTATAAATCATATGAAGATGCTTATTATGACAGTGATTATTATAATAATGATTATTCTGAAGAAAATAATACATATACAGTTTATATCACCGAAAATGGCTCAAAATATCATAAAGATGGATGTAGATATTTATGGAATAGTAAAATTGCAATTGATATAAACGATGCTATAGCAGAAGGATATGAACCTTGTAGTGTTTGTAATCCATAAATTTAACAAAAACACATACATAGTAAAAGAGCAGGAGATTAGTCCTGCTCTTTTGTTTCATTATATTTCTTGTTTACTGCTTGATTTAATACATTATCATATAGAATAATATTTGAATCGCAAATATCATCATAGCGGCTTACATTTTGATGTTTAAAATGAGCTATTACAACAATTTTACCAATATTGTGTAATGTTTCTACAACTTTTATATAATCAGTATCTCCCGATACAAGCACCGCAATATCATATGCATTTTGAAATCCTTTTGCTACCATATGAGTAGCAAGGTTTATATCAGTTTCTTTTTCCTCTGTATAATAAGTTCTAGGATCATTTATATCTAATTTTATATCATCATAAGTTCGTAATTCTTGTCTACCTTCAATAATTTCAAGATATGGTGTTTTCTTTAATTTAGTAAGCCATTCATAATATTTCGAGTAGCTTTCTATCTTCATTAGATCATCGCATGGCTTATAAGCAAATAAATAAGTTTTTAAAACTTCTGATTGAAATGGTATTATTTCATTTATCGCCTTACCTAAAGCCCAATAATTAATTGGTTTAAATGTTTTGCCTTTATAATGTTCTTTAAGATTTATATTAAAATTTTGATAATCAATAAAAACCATAACTCTATGCATATCATTTTCTCCTTTAAAAATAAATAAGGGAGTTTATAACAAACCCCCTTCCTGCCATTTGACAGAACATAAATATTCACTCATATATGAGCTACCAAAATTTATTTATGCATTTATTATATATCAAAGATAATAATAATGCAATATAGAACGTATGTTTACGCTCCGCTAATCTATTTTATCATATATATCTTAATTTGTATATATGAAAAATATTCCAAAATAATTTATCCAATTTCCTTTATAGCATCTTTAAAGAACTGCAATCGTCCATTTACCATATCACTATTAGATGTACCATTAGAGCAGTATTGCAAATAATCCAAGTTCGTATCATATGATGCTAAAAATTCGTTCAACCATTCCATATATTTAGAAGTAGATTTAGAATCTCTAACCATACGGTACATTCCATAAATGCACATTGGAATTGTACTTGCTTTTATTTTTACATCTTCTGGAAGTTCTTCATTCAACCTATCTAATGCTTTGCGCAGATTTTCAATTTTCTTTTCTGCAAATTGTTTTTCATTTGGATCTGCAATCTTATCATTATAATACATAATAAATTTATTCATATCTACATCTCTAAATGAAGTAAAATTGTTTTTATCTGTCTTTTCTGTAAGCATTAAACATTGAATAACAATATCTCTGTCAAGGTTCTTTTTAAACTGGGCAGGAGATAAAACTTTTTCAAAGAATGGATGATCAGCAATAGAGTAAATAATTTCTCTAACTTCATTGCTTTCAATAGTGCTTCTTTTCTGTCCGTTTGAAAGTTGGTGTCCCATATTTATTCTTTCAAAAATATCAACAATTTCTTCTTCGGTTGCATCTGTCATTGTTATAATAGAAATATCTCTGTCATTAAATCTTGACTGAACAGTTTCGTCAAGCTTAGAAAATTTCTTTCCTGCGATTTCGTATTCAGTCCCATCAATTGTTAATGGTTT